ATGGACTCTTGCAGAACATCTTGAAGTAAAGGATGCAGAATTTAAAGATGGTATCCTTTTAGTTAAGATGAAACTTAATCTTCCTGAAGAAAAGAAGAGTAAAATAATTAAAATAAAATAACCTCGTGTTTGGGGCAGGAGGAATTTTTAGTGTATTCTAGGCGAAAAAAAACGCTCTAGGATGCACGAGGATTAACAAATCGGAGGTGTCTAATACCATAGCACCCCTTAAAAAAGGAGAAAAAAATGGAAAAACTAACAGAAGTTAAAGAATGGTTTATGAACCTAAGTAATAAAAAGAAAATTGGTATTGCTTTTGCAATAGCAATTATTATTGCTCTTATTGTATCTTAATTATAAAAGATAGGATTATAAAATGCCATTCGAAATGATTACCATGCTTGGTTCTACCGTTCTTGGTGGATTCATGAGTATATGGTCGCAAAGTATAAAAGCTAAACAAGCTCAACAAAAGATGCTTATACAAAGAGCAGAAGTTCAGACTAAAGCTTTCAAAGAAGCAAGAGAATATGATAATGCTGGGTTCCAATGGACAAGAAGAATTATAGCATTGACTGCTGTATTTGCCATTGTAGTTTTACCAAAATTAATTCCGTTGATTGACCCAAGTGCTCATGTAATTGTTGGATACACTGAATGGAAACCAGGTTTTCTATTCTTTACAGAAGGCAAAGATGTAATGCAATGGGTTCCAATGGCAGCAAAAGGAATAGTCATTACCCCTCTTGATACTAATTTAGTAGCAGCAATTATCGGATTATATTTTGGTGGGAGTTTAGTTAAGAAATAATTAAGCGTCTACTAAATTATAATACTCACAAGAAAGAATAATACTCTCAAGCTCATAAGTTTTCCCTTGATTCTCATATTGAGGGAATTCTTTTGTTAAACTATCATATAAGAAAGCAGAGTTCTGACTTAAATATTCAATACAAGCTGTTTCACTAGAAAAATATTCTGATTGGTAAACACTATGTAGAGGTAAAATAAAGTTAGCGAACATAGCAACAACTGCTATATACCACATCTCATCACCCTCCAGTCCACTCTTTAATATTATTATTAGTAACTATAAAATTATCAGTAACACTTACTGATGAATTCTCAGCAAGTTGTGGGTATATAAAAGTAACCACAGTATGCTCGTCCACATCTATTTCAATAGGAGAATATCCTGCACCTGTTTCTAGACTCCAAACATAACTCATAGTTTGTTTATCCAAATCATACACCTCCCCTTTTATTTTATATCCATCATCTTTAGGTAAGAAGACGATAGGAAATGCACCATTAGCATAATCTTTTATATCAAAAGATTGTTTAGTCTCGTGTGTTCCTATAAAGGTTGCGTCTTCTATAATAGAATGAAGTCTTTTTCCTTTTTTTAATGTTCCGTATACAAATGTTTTCATAATAATAATAACAATAATAATAAAATAATAATTGCCACCTCTATCTTCCAAACAGGTGGTCTAAAATTCCAACCCTCTAAAAAAATCATATATAAAAATTTTTTCACACTAGTTTACAGAAGTAATATACTTTTGTATCCATCTTTCTACTTCAATAAACTTTAACTTAAGTTCTTTTACAAGTTGAATATAAAAATGTTTTTCTTCTTCACTCCTTTTAAATGTCTCACTTATTATATCTTTTTTATTTTCTGGAAGAGAGGATACTTCTGATATTAACTCTCCTTTATTATTAATTAATATACTATAACTAGCAATTACTCCTTCTTTTATTTTCTTTTTCTTTCTCATTTTTTAAACCCTATACCATTGATATTTAATTGTTAACTCTTCATCTTTTTTTATTAATCTATTTGCAACTAAAAAATGTTCACTCCCTACTCTTTCCCTAACACAATTGGGTTCATCTGAATGATTAACAAATCCACCTAAAGGTGTTCGGATAATTTCTTCAAGACCTTCAACATGACTACGACCTATCATATCTCCTTGTGAAATGTTTTCAGTAGCAAATATGCCGTGCCCGTGAATTTTTGAACACGCTATTTTTAAATTATCTGGTAGTGGTTTATATTTTTCATTCATATTATTAGCCCTAATATAAATATAGATATAAAACAAAACAGAACAATTAATATATTAACTACTATACTTTCTATTTTTTTATTCATATTATTAATCCTCTTGAGGTGCGGATACATCAACTAACTCACAAACTCCGCCAGTACAGGCAAGTTCTTGAGAACCTGTTGTGTTGTCCTCTGATTCATAGTTCTTAAGTAAAGAAAAATCTATGCTCTTAGGCATTTTCTTTTTTAATTTAAGATACTCTTCTCTCGTTATATCTTGATAAGGTGCTTGTTTATACACATGGTCAGTATAAGGAAGAAAGCTTACTCCAGATATCTTATCAAAGTTTTTATATACCCAAGCTCCAACTCCCATCCACTCTTCTTCTTTTACACTTACTGTACAAGAAGGCTTATGTTCACACCATTCATCTTGATACTTCTTCCATATGTCAAGTTGTTCAAGAGCACTTATTGAATCACGAGTTATAGAATCTTTAGGAGATTCAGTAGGAAAAGAAAATACCACAACTGAATCAGGTGCAGTTACATCAGGTTCGTGTGGGATTTTTTTATCAATCATTAATTGAGTTAAGGGGTCTTTCTTATCACACCTAACAGTTCTAATATAATAAGGACTGTGTCTAGTATGAATTCCAGAAGCACTATCAACTAATTGACTTACTGTACCACTAGGTTTTACACAAGTAATGGCTGTGGATTGTGGTATTTTTAATTTCTTTGCTAACTCTTTATTAATATCAATAGATACTTGCTTTAATCCAGAAAGAAAATTCTTTTGTGGATTATTTGTTAGAGGTGAATCCATAATACCAGTTAAAGATACACCGAGTAATCTTTCTTCCTCAGTATTTTGTTTCCATATCTTTCTGATATATTTAAAATCAACAAGAGTTGATTGGAATGTGCCAAGAATTGTAGCTAATCTAACTTTATTTTGTAGAGATTTTTCTGTGTCAGAAACACGGACAACAACCTCAGTTAAATTACAAAACTGATAAGGTCTAAGAATAATTTCTGAACAAGGATTAGTACCAAACTCATGTTCAATATCACGACGACCATTCTCTGATGCTTTATCTTTGGCGGCTTGTCTATTAAAGATTCCTCTCTCACCTGACTTACTATCATAAAGAGATTTCCATTCTGTCATAAACAAAGCCATATCAGGAGTACGAGTATAACAAGCGGAGTTGTTTGAAAGTGCTCGTTGCGACTCAGTCATCCACCAAGAACCGCTCTTAGCATTTCTCATTCTATCGTCTTGTATATTACTAAGTGATATTAAAGCTGACCGACGAACACCACCTACAACTACAACTTCTCCTATCTTACAAACTAAATCATGACATTCAAGAGAGTCAAGTTTTCTACCAGTAGCATTTTTAAATGTTGTAATTGCAAAGTCAAACAAATCTACAAGAGGTTGAGGGCCACTAGCACGACCACCAAATGTTTTAAGTCTAGCACCTGCAGGTCTTATTCTTGTTACATCTATCTTTGGTACTTGACCACTATATAACATAGCAAGTAACTCTTTAAGAGATTTTGCCCATCCTGTTCTACTATCTTGAACAACAATAACTGTATCACTATCCTCAAATTCTTCACTAATTGTAGGTAGTTGTTCAACATATTCTCTTTCCACAGAAAAGCCTACGCCTGTTCCACACATAAGTATGTACATAACTTCATCAAAACTTCTTATATCATTAATAGGAATGTAACTACAATTATATCCTGCAATATGGTCTCTTCTAAGAGCACTTCCTGCAGTCATTAAAGACCTCATTGATGGCATAATACTTAGACTTAATACTTGTTCCTCAAGTTCTTTTCTTAACTCTTCTGTTAAAATATATTTATGAGTTTCTTTTAAATGCTCCCCCATAAAATCAAAATATCTACTTACAGTTTCATTCCAACTCTCTCTTCTCTTCTCCTTATCTACAAATCTTGCATACCTAGAAGCATGTATAAACTGTTGATATGTGGTTGGTAAATAATTATTCTCAATCATTGTTGTTATTCTCTCCTTCCGCTAACTCTCCTGCGATAACACTATAACCTGCCATATCTATAAAGTCGTCTGGATTATAAGAACCTGTTTTAGTTCTTGCAGTTTTTAATAGTACCATCATTAAAGCTACATCAAGACCTGTAACTTCTTGATTAAGATATGCTGACCACATCTTTGCAATGTTATCGTGATTAACTTTTCTATTTCCGTGAGTAATTTCTCTATCATACGCAACAATATTCTGTACTTTTTCTATTATCTCTCTGATTGTGTCGTCAGTGTAAACTTGGGTCATTATTTTTTTTCACCTTTCCTTGTGCTAATAAATTTAAAACTTGTATTTCCATTTCTCTAGCTCCTATATAATATAAAAGCTCTGTGTTACTTGTAACTAACCATTTTATACCGTGAGATATTGCGTCAACACTTGGGTCTTCGGTATAATTTATAAGTTCAAAACCCACATCCCCTCTTCCTGGAGTGTTGGGTGTTAATATTATATATGCTTTATCTTTTGATATTTTTTCTATCATATTATTTCATCCAATCTAAAGGTATCTCTTTATCACACCAAATAAAATTATTGGCTTCACACCAATCACTATACTTAGTCTTTGAACCTTTTCTTATTTTATTATTTGCATTCATAAAACAAAAACGAATATCATAATCTGTTTGTTCTTGTATCCATAAATGTTTTTTTCTATCTTCTAATTTTAAAACACCTTTTAATTCTACAAAGATATCTGTCTTTGGAAAATATAAATCAGGAAGATATGTTCTACTAATAGAAGGTTGAGTAAACTTAACAACATACTCTTCATACTTATATTTTATTTTTTTCTTTTGAAGACCAGTAACAACTGTCTTCTCAAACTTAGAACGGTATCGGTCCATCGTCAATCATCTTCTGTCTTCTTAACTGTCTCTTACTTGGTCCAGCACTATTATTTATTTCTTCAAAAGTCCAATGAGGATTTCTTTTTAATTTTTTCATCACCCATTTAAATGACCAAGCACTTAAGTATAATTGGAACTCATGTATATAATGAGTTTGCTTTGGCATTAATTGTAATATATTATTTATATTAACTTTCTTTTGTTCCTCCTCTGGTAAGAGATTCTTTAACCATTCTACTAATATCTCTTTAGCTTTTCTTCTTAATACTTTTATTTTCTTTCGATTCATAAATGAACATCCTCTAGTATTACATATCTCTGTTCGCAAAAGAATTCAAATCCTTTCATATTATTATTTTTATTATGTACCGTAAAAAGTTCTCTTAATAACTTTACTTTATTCTGAAACAAAAACTCTTGACAAACCTTAACCGAATTAAAGGTAGCTTTATCATACTGAGTATATATAACTTGGTCAACACTACCAAAGAATAACATTGCTGTGATTATAAAATACATTATTTATATTGTTTTGTTATCTCTTCAACTTTAGGTTCGTTCGCTACAGTTGTCATAAATATATTAGTGTTTGCGTATTTAAATACTCTAAGTCCGTCGCCATCATTAGAATCATCATGACAAATAAACTTATGAGTACAGTACACACACCCAATAGGAAGTTTAAAGTTACCACCTTTATC